GTAATTGCCGATGAAACTAACAACACAGGTGAAGTAATCGACAGGAATGAATTTGTCGCTGACATTTACATTAAACCTGCTCGTTCCATCAATTTTATTACACTAAATTTCATCGCCGTAAGAACTGGTGTTGCGTTTAGTGAGGTAGGGGGTTAATCATGGCTAGTATAGACGATTTTAAATCAAACCTTATCGGTGGTGGTGCAAGAGCGAATCAATATCGTGTGATTATGACTACTCCCCCAGCAATTACTACTGGGCTGGACGTTAATCGTGCGAGTTTTCTCGTAAAGGCTACATCATTGCCAGGGCAAACTATTTCTGAAATTGAAGTTCAATTCAGAGGTAGACAACTCTACATGGCGGGCGACAGAACAGTCGAAGCATGGACTACAACGATGATTAACGATACGGACTTTATGGTTCGTAACGCAATGGAGCGTTGGATGAGTGGTATCAATGACCTAGAAACAGGTGTTGGACTTACAAATGTGTCAGATTATACTGCACAATTGAGAGTTGAACAACTTGATAGAGATGATAACATTCTGAAGTCATATGTTCTAAAGAACTGTTGGCCGACAGCAATCACACCGATTGAACTGTCATATGATACCGTAAGTGATATCGAAACATTTGATATTACTTGGAGATACACAAGTTTCTCCGCTAGTGCGGTATAAGTCCTCTTTTTTACCCGACTAAATAGAAGGGTAAAACTTAGGAGAATTATAGTATGGCGGAACTTTTCGGTTTCAGAATTACAAGAGCGAATCAAGATGGGGGAAGTGATAGTTTCACTTCTCCTGTCTCTGATGACGGCACCCTCGACATTGTATCGGGCGGTGGTCATTACGCTTCTGTCCTTGATATGGACGGAAGAGACCGTAATGAAGTTGATTTAATCCGTAGATATAGAGATATTGCACAACAACCAGAGTGTGACAGTGCTATTGAAGATATCGTAAATGAAGCAATTGTAAGTGATGAACGTGACCAATCTGTATCAATATCACTTGACAGACTAGAGGTATCCAAAAACATTAAATCAAAAATTCGTGAGGAATTCCATGAAATCCTACACCTATTAGATTTTAATGCAAAAGGACATGATATCTTTAGACGTTGGTATGTTGATGGCAGAATTTATTATCATAAAATTATCGACCCCAAACATCCTCGCAAGGGTATTAAGGAAGTTCGATATATCGACCCTCGCAAAATCAAGAAAGCGAGAGAAACCCAGAAAGACATTGACAATAAAACTGGCATGGAAATGGTCAAGGATGTCAAAGACTTTTACCTTTATAACGATAAGGGATGGGAACAAAACGTAGGAACATCTAATGGAGTCAAGATTACTTCAGACTCTATTACATACTGCCCTTCTGGACTTATTGATATGTCCAAAGGTACAGTATTATCATATCTAAACAAAGCAATCAAACCTGTTAATCAGTTGCGAATGATTGAAGATTCGTTAGTTATCTATCGTATCTCTCGTGCGCCTGAAAGACGTATTTTCTATATTGACGTTGGTAACTTACCAAAGATGAAAGCAGAATCATATCTAAAAGATGTGATGAATCGTTATCGTAACAAAATGGTATACGATGCAAGAACTGGTGAAATCAGAGATGACAGAAACCACATGTCTATGTTAGAAGATTTCTGGTTGCCTCGTAGAGAAGGTGGTAGAGGTACAGAGATTACAACTTTGCCAGGCGGTTCAAACCTTGGTGAGATTGATGACATTACCTACTTCCAGAAAAAATTATTCCGTTCATTGAACGTACCAGTATCAAGACTCGTAGAAGAAACAGGATTTCAACTAGGACGTTCTGATAACATTACAAGAGATGAACTTAAATTTACAAAATTTGTCCAGAGACTTCGTAAGAAGTTTGCTCTTATGTTCTTAGATATGTTGCGTACACAACTTTTACTAAAAGGTGTTATTGCAATGGATGAGTGGAATCACTTCAAAGAACATATTCAATTTGACTTCCTACAGGATGGACATTTTACAGAACTGAAGAATGCAGAAATTCTTCGGGACAGATTGGACATGCTTGGACAAGTCGAATCCTATGTCGGTCAATACTTCTCTAAGGAATATGTTAAGAAACACATCCTTAGAATGTCTGATGATGAGATTGAAGAAATTGATAATCAAATCAAAGATGAAGAAGGTGGTGAAATGACAGGTGATGACGATGGTATGTTCGCACATAACGACCCAAAAAAAGGAGATAAATAATGGTAGATAATGTAAAGGACTTTGTAAGTTCAATTGCATCAGGCGATAACCTTGCAGCGGAGACTCATTTTAATAATGCACTTGCTTCTAAGGTAGGAGATGCATTAGAAACAAAAAGACAAGAGGTGGCACAGACTTTTGTGACACACCATATTTCAGACTCAGAGGTAGAAAAAGATAGTGAGTAAAACTCTTTCACAGTTCAAACAAGAACTACCAGAGAAAGATGAGCATAAGAATTCGAGGGAGTACAAGAAGTTGTCTCCAGCGATGAGAAAGGCTATTGACGCTATTTTTAAGGAAATGGATGCGAAACCTAATAATTTCCTAAATACTTTTGAAAAAACAATAAATAGTGTTTCCAAGAAGTTCAAAGTTCCGCAGAAGGCACTTATGGACTATTTTGAAAAAGAAATGCTAGCAATTTAGGGATAGAGTACAATGAAGATAATCGGAGCAGAAGAAGCACTTGCAACTGGTACTACCAAGGGCAAAACTGTGACTGCACATTATGTGTTTAACACAGGTTCAGTGGGAGCAGTTACAATTAGAAACGCAGGCGATGACGGTAACACAGGTTCAGTAAGAGTCGGTGCAAATGCTGGTGTCGTTATTCACACAGACATTGGAGTTGGAATGCGTGGTGCATCCGATATCAAAATTACTCCTATCGTAGCATCGGGGTTCTAATATGAAACTAATAGCAGAACAGATACAAGAAGTAGAATACATCACCGAAGCCAAAGAGGACGGTGAAAAAGAAATGAAGATTCGTGGAATCTTTATGCAGGCAGACATGAAAAACCGTAACGGTCGTGTCTACCCAATGAGTGTACTTCAAAAAGAAGTCACTCGTTATAACAAAGAATTTGTTGCTGAAGGTCGTGCGTTTGGGGAACTGGGTCATCCAGAAGGCCCTACTGTCAATCTTGACAGGGTATCGCACATGATAACTAAACTGGAAGCTGATGGAAAGAACTTTATTGGTGAGGCGAAACTGCTCTCTACTCCAATGGGGGAAATAGCGAAAGCATTAATCAAAGATGGTGGTAAACTTGGTGTCTCTTCAAGAGGTATGGGTTCTATCGAATCTAAGAGTGGTGCTAATTATGTGAAAGACGATTTTTATCTTGCCACTGCGGCAGATATTGTTGCAGACCCATCTGCACCTCAAGCCTTTGTTGAAGGGATTATGGAAGGTAAGGAATGGATTTGGAACAACGGAATACTCAAAGAAGTTGAGATTGCCGAACTCCATGATGAAATCAATGAGTCTGTAAGACGTAAACAAACTAATGTTTCCGCACTTGCATTCGCAAAATTTCTGTCTAAACTTTAATCATTATAAATATGTTAATAAAACAACCAAGGAGAAAATCCCAATGTCAGAACTAGACAAGACAATTGAGGAACTAGAGGCGGAAGTCAGTGCAGAGCTTGAAGAAGCAAAAGCACCTGGCGCAACTGCTGGTAAAGGTGACTCAATGGAAAAACAAGAAGGTGATGTTGAAGATTTGGGTAAACCTGTCGTTGATCCAGAATCAAAAGACAGTGCTGGAAAGAAGGCTTCTGCTAAAGTAAAGAAAGCAGCAGACCCTAAAGCCGGTGCAACCAAAGAAGAAACTGAAACTTCAGACGATTCTGAAACAGAATCACTAGAAGAAGGTAAGATGACAAAAGCGGAAATGTTGAAAGCAATGTACTCTGAAATGGAGAACATGAAAGCTGGAGACCTTAAAGCGTCTTACGACAAAATGATGGCAAAAGAAGAGGAAGAAAAAGAAGAAGAGTCTGCGAAAGTTGACGAATCTACTTTGGAAGACCGTCTTGCGTCAGTTGATGTATCAGAAGATGTTTCTGCACTAGTTAATGGTGAAGAAATTTCAGAAGAATTTAAGGAAAAAGCATCTACAATTTTTGAAGCAGCTGTAAAATCAAAACTTCGTTCAGAAGTTGAGAGAATTGAATCTGCAAAGGTTCAAGAAGTTGCTGAAGAAGTAAACAAAGTCCAAAGTGAGTTAACTGAAAAAGTTGACGCATACATGGGTTATGTTGTTGAAGAATGGATGAAGGAAAACGAAATTGCAATTGAACGTGGTCTCAAAGGCGAGATTGCAGAAGATTTCATTTCTGGACTTAAATCACTTTTCGAGGAGCATTATATTGATGTTCCAGATGAAAAGTATGACATCTTAGGACAACAAGCTGAGAAGCTTGACGCCCTAGAAGCCAAACTCAATGAACAAATTGAAAAGTCTGCTGACTTAAAGAAAGCAAACAATCAACTAGTTCGTGAGTCTGTTTTTGCAGAGGTTTCTTCAGATTTGGCTGACACCGAAGCTGAAAAATTCAAATCTCTTGCAGAAGATGTAGATTTTACTGATGAAGATTCTTTCAGAAGTAAACTCGACACGCTCAAGGAAAGTTATTTCCCGAAAGCAACAACTGTCGCTGAATCTGTAGATTCCGAATCTGAAAGTTCAGAATCTTACGATACAACTGGTGCTATGAGTGCTTATATGAGTGCAATTAGTAAAAATGTAAAGCGAGGTAAGGTTTAAGCTGCGGAAGATTTTATCTTTCAAAAATTAAATTCTTATAAATATTATTAGAAAAAACTCAAACAAGGAGAAATAAAAATGTTTCAAACTGAACATTTACAGGAGAAGTGGCAACCAGTCCTAGAACACAATGATCTTCCAGAGATTAATGATTCTTATCGTAAGGCTGTAACTACTGTTATCCTAGAAAACCAAGAAAAAGCACTTCGTGAGGACTCTGCGTTCTTATCAGAAGCTGCACCTACTAACTCAACTGGCGCTGCTGTTGATAATTGGGATCCAATCTTAATTTCACTAGTCAGACGTGCTATGCCTAACTTGATTGCATACGATGTTGCTGGCGTTCAGCCAATGACTGGCCCTACAGGGTTAATCTTCGCAATGCGTTCACGTTATACTAACCAAACAGGTACAGAGACTTTCTACAACGAAGCAGACTCTGACTTCTCTGGTGCTGGTACACAAGCAGGTACTAACCCAGCGATTCTTAATGACTCGCCGGCAGGTACTTATACTGGTGGTACTGGTATGGCAACTGCTGACGCAGAAGCTAAAGGTGATGCATCTAACAACCATTTCGCTGAAATGGCATTCTCAATTGAGAAGCAAACTGTTACTGCAAAATCAAGAGCTCTTAAAGCAGAATACACAATGGAATTAGCGCAAGACCTTAAAGCAATCCACGGTTTGGATGCTGAAACAGAACTTGCAAACATTCTTTCTGCTGAAATTCTTAACGAAATCAACCGTGAAGTTATTCGTTCAATCTATGTAACTGCTAAGCCAGGTGCTCAGACTGATACTGCAACTGCTGGTATCTTCGACATGGACGTTGATTCAAACGGTCGTTGGAGTGTTGAGAAGTTCAAAGGACTTATGTTCCAACTTGAAAGAGATGCGAATGTAATTGCTCAACAAACTCGTAGAGGAAAAGGTAACGTAATCATCTGTTCATCTGATGTTGCATCTGCACTTCAAATGGCTGGTGTACTTGATTACACTCCTGCTCTTAACAATAACCTAAACGTAGACGATGCTGGTAATACTTTTGCTGGTGTTCTTAACGGACGTTTCAAAGTGTACATTGACCCATATTCAGCAAATGCTGATGCGAAACAATACTACACTGTAGGTTATAAGGGTACTTCACCTTACGACAGTGGTATTTTCTACTGCCCATACGTTCCATTACAAATGGTTCGTGCGGTTGGTGAAAACACTTTCCAACCTAAAATTGGTTTCAAGACTAGATATGGTCTTACTGCAAACCCATTTGCTGGTGGAGCAACTGCTCGTGGTGGTACACTTACTGCTAACGACAACGTATACTACAGAAGAGTACAAGTTACTAACATCATGTAGTAATAAGAATTCGGTAAACGAATCTGAAAAGGGGGAACTTCGGTTTCCCCTTTTTTTTTGGTCGCTATAAATAGTATTATGAAAAGGGAATATAAGACATGGCGATAACTACTGCAATTGACAGACAACCAGATAACTTTGATTTGGCACGTCCAACTCAATTCAAGTTTGATATCCTAAAAATACCAAACACAGTGTATTTTGCACAGGAGATTAATCTGCCTGGCATCGCATTTTCTGGTGATGCAATTATGAACAGTAGATATAAAGCAATGCCATTTATGGGAGATACCTTAGAATATAGTCCGTTGGAACTATCTTTCTTAGTACAGGAAAACCTCAGCAATTACAGAGAAATCCATGATTGACA